CGGCCACAGCGGACGCGACAGAACCGCTATCCACGTCACCGTCACCAGAAACCTCAATCTCTGAGGCGTCAATGAGACGCAGCGCGGCGGCAGGGTTCGACACCTTGCCAATCAGTTCCGCCTTCAGCTCCGCACGCACAAGACGCGCATTCGCCGCAGACAGCACTTCTTCGCGTGCCTCCCGACGAGCGGCATCAAGCGCCTGCTCCTCGGGCGCCTTGTCCTTAGCAGACAGCGCTTCGGTTGCTTCCTTCAGCTTCCGCTCAAGGTCACGGTTGACCTTCCGCTGGCCCTCCCACTTCGCCTTGAACGGGTCGGCTACCGGCTCGGCAACCTCTTCATCCACGACATCCGCGGCTTCGATCTCCACAGTTGTTTCTTCAACGTCATCAGTCATCTCGACATCAACGGTCATCTGAAATCACTCCTCGATTTGGGTACAAAAAAGCGCCCATCACGGACGCCGGTTTCACCCCAAACGGGGCGTGGTCACCGCATTACGCGGCAAGAATTAGGGCAGGTAGCCGAACTTGCGAAGAAGCTCAGTCGCCTTAGCCGGATCATCACCGGCAAGCTTCATAATCGTTTCCGGCATCAGGCGCACCTGAGACGTGCGGCGGCTACCATCAACCCGATACGGGGAACCCGCGCGCATCCGATTGAACGTCGTCGTGTACGCCTGAAACGGCTTACCGTCCGGGCCGATCAGCGTTCGCGGTGTCGCGCGAGACACAAGCGACCCTGGCTGCGTCACCGAATACATGCCCCGGCGCGCATTCACCACCGAGATCTCAGACGCACCATTGCGGATCGCGGCAGCGCCAGACTTCGTAAAGATCCGGTCCTGCTCAGCCTCTGAAAGTGAGTTGAAATACTCGCCCGAGTTCGAGAACACACCCTCCGGCGCACCCTCGCCATTCCGAACCGGCACCGTCGTGCACTTGCATCCGGGATGCCGCTCAAAATGCTTTGTGAAGTTGCCCGTACCGGCCAGAATCGCGCACCTCGAACACGCACCTGGGGACAACACCCGCGCATACTGGACAGTCCCGCGAGACACCGCCGAAACCTTGTCGGCCATGTTCCCCGCGTCACGCACCAACTGCGCCGTCAGCAGCGACATCATCGCCGTACCCGCACGGAACGCCTGGCCCACGCCAACACCCGAACCGATCAGACGCTTAGTTGTCGTAGCCGACGCGTAGAGTTCCGGCGCAACAGCGCGGCCATCCAGCGCCACACCCGTGAACGCGGAAGCCACGATAGCCCCAGAAGCCACCGTCGCCCCCTGCTCAGCCAAAGCCGCACCCGTATACCGAGGCGCCATTACCGCCGCACGATACTGGCCCGTCGCAACAAGCCGCTCAAGATGTGGGGCAATGCGATCCCACCCCGCATCAATGTTCTGCGACTCGATCGAACGCCAGAGACGGGCCGCATTACGCGCGACCCGTCCCGACAATTCCTCACGCCGCCTCAGATGCTCCTGCGTCAACGGGCTCAGGTTCGACATCAGACATCGCCCCCTGAACAGCCTCTTGAACACCAGCAGCAAGCGCCTCATCCAACTCGGCCTTCCGCAGCTTCATAATCCGGCGAATCTCAGACGGAGACCGGCCCGCCTCCTCGAGCAGATACTCGAACGGGTAACCCATCTGCGACTTTTTCAGCAACGCATCCGCCAACTGCGACTCAGACCGCTTCTCGCGGTCCTTCCACGTGATCCCCGCCAGCCGCGTCTGCGCAGCCAACTTCTCGTCACCCTTTACGAGCGCGATCATGCGGACAACCTCACGCAACTGCGGGTCCGTGAACGTGATGAACTCATTCGACTTCTGAACAAGACCAATCTCAGCCGCGACCAGCGCATCACCAGACAAGTTCGACAAACCCTTATTCGACACCAGGTAGTGCGGGGGCGTGCGAGTCTGCGCCGCAATGTGCCCCACTGCCACCTCAATGGTGTCCGTGAAGATATTGAGCGCCGCAGCCTTCCACGAATCGATCCGTGCGTTATCGCCAGTCAGGGTCAGAAGACGCTTCTCCCGAAGATCCTTCATCTCAACAGGTCGCTCACCAATGATCTTGCCGTCCGCGTCCAGAATCGGAATCTTCGGAGGATCAGAAGCCAACATCACGCGAGCATCCATCGACGCATAGTCAGCGGCCAGGAACAGGTACGCCCACAGCAGGTTGATCGCATCCTGCATCGGCATGACACCCTGGATCTCCGAAATAGGATCACCCTTGAGCGTCGGCCGGTTCGAAATCTCAACCACCGGGACAACACCCAGCGGATTGTCAATCATCCACTCGGAAACAACCTCAAACCGAGGCAACCAGCCACCATCAACAGCGGCACCAGTCCGACCCTGCTTCGCCTGAGACTCACGCTCATTCGCGGTAGACATCCGCTGACGCTTCCACTTGAACAACGCATCAGGCGTGTACAAGGTCGCGTACTCAGTCGTCTCATCAACCCACGTCTTCAACGCGGCCTTACGCAGCCGAGGATTCTCCCAGTCGTACTCAATCTCCACATTCGACGGGTGCTCAAACGTCACCAACGACTCACCATCGCCGTCATCCCACACAATCACAAACGCGCGGCGAGCCGTCAAAGTCGTAACAACACCCTGCGAGAACTGAGCATCAAACTCATTCATCTGCAACTGATCCCACAGCTTCGACGCCGCAGACTTCGACATCCCCGTCAAACCAGTCGGCTGCAACCGTTCCGCCTCAGCGTTCACGATCGTCCCGCACCAATTATCCGAGAACCCCGAATAGCGGGCCGCGTTCGCCTTCTTCCACTCCTCAGTGGCAAACGAAAGCGGCTGCAACCCGGCGTAATAGTTCTCCAAATTGTCCACGTCAGGACGACGAGCGTTCAACCGTGTATAAATGCGATCCGTAAGGGCCAGCGCTGATGCGATGTCCATGCGACCCCCTTAGAAGTAGACGTAGTTCGTTTTCGTCACCAACGCACCGTCTGCGATGGCATCCATTACTGCCTCATGTGCCAGTACCGACGACATCGCGTAGTCGAACTTCTGATGCTCCTCAGGCTTGCCGAGGATGTAGACCCGCTCCTTAGTAAGCGGATTCATGCCACGCGCCCGAATGATCGCGTTCTGAATGTGGTTCGCAACCGTCTCGTCGCCGTCATGCGAGAAAGGCGACTCGACGTTGTACACGTCAGTGCGGAAACGTTCGAGAGAAGCGTGCATCTGCGTTGGCCGGTTTGTGCGCCAACCAACAAAGACCTTCTCGCCATACTTCGACGCCCACAGATCAATCTCCGACTCCCACATGTGCACATCGCAATACGCGCGCACAATCTCAAACTCAGACGCAAGCTCATCAATAGCCGCATTCACCTCAGCGCGCGGAACCCGGTTATTCCAATCAGCCGGCTCCCACAAAGTCGGGCGCTTAGCGGCCCCATACGTCGGCGTGAACTGGTGCTGATCCAACGTCTCGAGCCGAATACCCGTGAAGTCGTTATTGTCCGAACCATCAAAACCAAGACACACGCGCGTGCGCGGCTTCACAACAACCTGCGGGTCAGCCTTCTTCGCCACCCACTTCGGCATATCCATCCACGAACCAGAACCAGACACAATCCGGTTACCGAAGAACCGCTCAGCATCAGCCGGGTCTGTCTCAAGCAACTCCGCAGCCTCCGCCTCAACCGCCTTTACCGACACCCACGGTGCCGCCCGGTAGTTGTACGCAAAGATCTTCTGGCGATCCGACTTCTTCTTGAAATCAAGATCCGCAGGCGGCTGCTGGAAATCCTTGTTGATGTCCTTCGCCTTAGACTCGAACGTCTGCTGAGCCGTCGAGTTGTCGGCAGGGTTCCACGCATTCGTAGTCTCTATCGAACGGCCACCCATGCCGGCCAGACCGCGGCGCTGAGTCTTCGCGAGCTTGTGCCCACCATTCGACTCGAGCCACAGCCCCGTCTCATCCTGAGCGGAGAACGTGATGCGCTGCCCCAGACGAGAGTTCGCCTTGGACGTCACAGGCTCAATTCGCCCACCATTCGGAAGGCGAATGAACTGCTCACCCGTCTTCGGAATCAACTCATCCAACGGACCAAGCTCAATCATCGGGCGGAGCGCGTCATACGTGTTGTCCGTCTGATCCTCGGTCGTAGCCGTAATCTGAATCAGCGGTGAGACCCACGGCTTACCCATCGGCTCGCCCTTGACAAACTCGTACGGTCGGTACTTGACGTTTGTTGTTCCCCAGCCGCAACCGCAACCGAAGTCGCGGCAATCAAAGACCTCGCCACCTTCAGCGCGACGACTAAACGTCACCGGGCCGACTGCCTCAGCACACACGAACGCCGCAACCAGCGGAGACTTCCCCCACTTCTGAGCGCGCACAAGCTGAGAGCGCCGGTACGTGAACGCGTCAGACGGCTTCACAATCTGGCGCTTATGTACATCTCGATGAACGGCGTAGTGGTTCAGAACGAACGTCGCCTGTTCACTGCCCAGCTTGAAAGACTCACCACGCTGATCCTGGTCGGGGATGACACAGTGCACCTGTATCCACTTGGCCACCAGCCGCCCAAGCGTGTCCACCCGCTCCATTAGAGCGCCTTCATAGTGCGATCCAGGTCATCGTCATCGTCATCGAAAACAACCCGCTCATCTCGCCGCTCAGACAGCTCATCGGTGCCAAACTTCCAGCCAAGATGAGCCATGCCGACCGTAGACAAGCCCAACTCCGACTCCTGCCGCAGAAGCGGCGACATCCATGCAGCCGGCGAATCAACGCCGGACGCCTTAATGAAGTTGCGCACATAAAGAGCAACCTGAAACTTCAGCCCAAGCGCAACCCACATGTGAGCCTGCGGCTTCTGCCACAGTTCGGCCCACAGTTCAGCCTCAACCCGGGACACAGAATCCAGCGGGCAATCAGGCACCACCTCAACCGGCTCAACCGGGAGCGTCACCCAGTCCTTACCCTTGCTGCTGTCCTGTCGCAAAGACATAGGGTCAGCCGCAGGGCCGGATCGCATACGAGCGCCGCCAGAAACCATTTAGATCACGTCCTCAGCGTCTCGCTGGATCGCATCACGCGACCTCGAACATTCGAACAAAGGTAGGAATCAGAAGTGTTTGAACCCGCCTGGGGCTTTTTCGCCCTCCCTGGCGACCTTTGACCGTGCATTGTGCATGGCCCCTCCCCCTCCCGCTTGGCAGATGTTCGAGCACCCGTACTATTGGGTTGCTCGGAATCCGCCTGGTGAGGTGGCTGCGGTGTGTCGGTTATGGTGCACAGTGCACAGTCCACGTCCGTACTGTGGATCGTT